AAATGCCCGACCGCCACGATGTCGCCATTGACTCCCACGTCGAAGGACAACACGTTATTATTCATGCCGCTGCCCAGCGGCATCCAGACGCCTCCATCCAGCCTAGCGATGCGGTTTACCGTTCTCGCTCCGCTGGCAGTGAATGTGCCGCAGGCGTACAAGACATTGCCATTGTCGAGAATTAGTTCGTTAACGTCGTTATTGAAACCGTCCGCCACCTGTGTGAAACGGTCGGTAATGGGATTGTATTCTGCAACACGAAGCATGGAACTGCTGGGCATACCGTGTTCATTGATAAACAAACCACCGATAAAAACCCGGCTCGCATCCGGGGTGATGGCAATCGTGTTGACATAAATATCCATCCCGGAATACTGACCCATGGCGTGCCAGGAACTTCCGTCCCAAAAGGCGACGTAATAGGCAGGAATTCCGCCTGCTGTTGTGAATTTGCCGCCCACATACAGTCGTCCCTTTCCATCGAACTGCACATGCAGCCCATCATCGTTTAATCCGGCGCCCAGGGCGCTCCAGTTCGAACCGTCCCAGCGCGCGATATGGTTGGCAGCCACGCCGCCGATGGTTGTGAAATTTCCGGTGACATAGATGTCCCCGTTGGGGGCGATGGCGGCATCGTTGATGGTCGTTCCGTTGTTATTGGTGACAAAAGAGAGCCATTTCACGCCATCATAGATCGAGACATTCTTCGAGACCAAAAACGGATCTATGGATTTTGCGCTGAAGTTTACACTACTGAATGCACCAGCCGCTACGATCTCCCCCCTCTTTCCAAGTTCCAGATCTCCGACCGAGCCATTGGTCCCGTAGTTCATGTTATTCCACTGTCCATCGATGCGTCCTATAACCATCCTGAAACCGTTTGCGGATGGGGCGCTGTCTTGGAAATCCAACACCTGTGTCTCCTGATTGTCCTCATATACGAACGGAAAGACCAGCAGCAACCGCAGTGGAAAGCTGTTCACGAAATGATTCCGTACATCCCATGATCCTTCCAATCCGCCGTCATAGCGCGCCCGGAAGTATTGCGGCACATCCCCGTCCTGGTATTCGAACCAGATAGCCTCGTCTCCGCCGGTCAGGTCAGGCTTGACCGTATCGATCAGGAACTGGCGCAGTGCGTGTAGGTGTTCAAGCGATGGAGATGGATTCCGCAGAGTTTCGATATGTCGGGCATGGAAGGTCAGCGTGATCGGGCGGGGGGTGATCTGGGTATTGCTGTGGATGCCGCCCGGCGCCTGGGAATATTCCTGGACGTGATTGACCAGCGCAGCCATGCCCAGCCCGCCGATGACCGTCATGTACAGGTCTTCGCTCTCACGTTCGGGTCCCGAAAGCTCCACCCAACGCCCGCCGGCGCGTGTGCTGGCAGGTCTCTGGGAGGCGCTGGCGTGCCCGTTGCCGTTCCAGCGGCAGTTTTCCTGCTCGCCGTCACAGTAGCTGGTCACGTAGGGCTTGCGTTCCATCTGTGCCCCGTCCACGTAGAATGTGCGCGCCACGCTGATCCCTTCGTCGGTCTCGACATACAGTCGCAGGTCGTCCCCGCCGTTGCACCTGCCCGAGACCGAGAGGCGCTGCCAGCGCAGGTCCGTCAAATAAATGCTTTTGGAGATGTATTCGTTTCCGCCCGGGGCATTGTCGTCCAGGCGCAGCCGCACGACTCCCGCCCCGCGCAGATAGATGCTGACCGTGATCACGTCGCTGACGTTCTCCAATACGGATACACGAAAGTAGACGCCCTCGTGCAGTGCCGCTCCCGTTGTGACCACCTGCCCACTCGCCACACCGAAACGGGCGCGCGTCAGGGTGCGTGTAAGCGTCGATCCCTGCACGTTCCATCCGGTTGTATCGTAGCGAAAGGAGGGGTTGGTGATGTAGTTGACCGTCCCGTCGGGGACGAGTATTTTCAGGGAGGCTTGAGTCTCTGCCACGTCATGCCCCCGCCAGACTTTGCAGCATGTTGTAGTCCTGGATGATCGGCTCGCTGGGGGCGCTGGTGTTGACCGTCAGGTTGTAGTTGCTGGTGTAGTTGTTCTGGGTCGAGACCGCGCCGCCCATCTGGGCGCTGGCATATACGGCCGGCATCTCCACCCCCGCTATGGCTTTTTGCATGGCGCCCATCGCCAGCCCGCTGGAGTCCAGGATGCCCTCCGCCAGACCTTGCATGATCTTGTTGCCGATCTTTGCGAAGACCTTGGAGGGGGATCGAATATTCAGTAATGTTTCCACAAGTTCCACGGCTTCATCCACAATACCCCGCAATGTAGCCAGGAAGTTTCCAGCCATCTCCTCGATGCCCTTGGTGAGGCCCTCGATCATCTTTTGTCCAAGTGCCCACCATTTCATGGGGTCAAGAAGATCGGCGATGGAATTGAAGCTGCTGAAAAAATATTGATAGATGTTTTGCAGGTTGGTGGTTGTCAGTTCCCACCAGCGCGCAAAACCGTTTGCTATTCCCTCGACCAGGTTGGAAAATATATCCAGAATGGTGGATTTTATGGCTTCCCAGATCGCACCCAGGAGAGGTCCCGCCTTGTCCCAGTTCTCGACCAGGGCCGCCGTGAGACCGATCAGACCGCCGATCCCGAGTCCGATCAATGCAAAAGCTGTTATAAGCCATGTCAGTGGATTGAACAGGATGGCTGCCACGGAGATGAATCCAATGATGGCTCCCATTAATCCCAGGAATCCGCCCACAACTGCCAGGATGGGCGGCATGATCAGCGAGAGCACAAACTGGATCAGCTGCAAGGCTCCCCACAATTCGAGAAGTTTGGTCGTCCAGTCGGCGATCTTATCCTTGTTGTCGATTACAAATTGCATGAAAGTGGTAATGCCATCCAGTAAACCCTGGAGGCCTCCGCTGGTGTCGATCCCCTTGCCGGTCAGGTTCTCGATGACCGTTCCGACGATCTCTCCCAGGGTGCCGAAGAACTCATCGATGGTCGGCTTGTTCTCGTCGATCCAGCCCTTGATGGTGTTAAAGGTTTCGACAATCGTATCCTTGAATCCAGTGATTTTGTCGATGGTTTCCTGTGGGACTCCCAATGCTGCAAATACACCACCCAGATCTCCATTTTTGGCGGCATCGAATACACCCTTGATGGTGTCTTTTACGTTTAGGAAAAAATTAATGATGTCATCTTTATGGGTTTCTATCCACTTTGTTGCTCTATTGAATCCCTGCAGGATGCGCTGGGTAATGTTTCCTGTATCCACATCCCCTAACCCCAGAAGTTCACCAATTAGATCTGAGATGGCTGTACCAAAACGCTGTACAGAGAGTGAGATCGCTGCAAAGTTCCCGGGGCTGGTCAGGGTCGCCAATACGTCCGCAATCTTGCCGCCCACCTTGTCCAGGATGGGGGTCACGACACCGAAACCAAAAATGGATTTAATGAAGTCCTTGACGTTATCTGTCGCCCCCTTGAATGTGCGTGCCATCTGTTCACTGGCGCCCGTGAAGCGCTGTTGTACGATCTGTGAGAAGGCTGTCATAAAGGCATTCACGCCCTTGGTGGATGACTTGAACTTGTCAAAGGCTTTGCCGGTCAAGCCGGTGTTTTTCTGCATCTGTTTCAGGACATCATTGACCGGCACAAAGGCGCCGCGCGCTAGGTCGTTCATCTCGCGCTGGGTCACCTTGCCCTGCTGCACCATCTGCCCCATGTTGACGACGATGCGTTCGATCTCGGTGTTCCCCAATCCCATCCCTGCGGCAAAGTCGGTGATATCCTCGGTCAATCCTTTGGCTTCGGTATCTGCGAACCCATACGAACGCGCCAGGGTGAAAACATTGGCGATGTCCTGGAAGTCATACGGGGTGGTGGCTGCCAGCTTCTGCACCCAGGATAATTGTTCCCTGGTGGCCTTGGTGGCGCGCACCGTGGCTTCTTCAAGATTGTTCGATTGTGCAATGGCTGTGTTGAAATTCAATCTCTCCAGACGCAATCCCAGGATCTGGAATTCATTGCCGGCTTCGATGGTCGAGGAAATGATCTCCTTCAGCCCGTTGACGATGGCATTAAAGGCATCCCGCACAAGGACCCCCAGGGCGACCTCCGCCACCCGCCCCATGAAACCAGCCAGACCGCTGAAGGCGTTGCTGACCCCTTCCAGGGTGCGCGTAACGATGTTCCCGGAAGGCTCGATGCTTTTCAGGGATGAGTTCAGTTTTCCGATGTCGCTTACAAAACTGGTCAGTCCTTTGACGACCGCTTCTACACCGACCTGTTCCATCGTTATCTCTTCCTTGCGCCTTTCAGTTTGGCGGCCTTGATCTGCGCTTCAGCCTGCAGGTTCTCGAGAGCGATCCCGATGCGCCGCTGGGCGATGATCAGGGCTTTTTCAAATGGGTCCATCGTCTCCCATTCTTCCAGCCGGATGTTCCGTTCCAGCCGGGCGGTATGTTCCTCGAAGACCGGTACCATGCCGGCGCCCAGGGTACGCAGCACCGCTCCGCTGGAAACCGCATGGTCAAGTTCGATCTCGGTGACCCGCACCGCCTGGTCATCGTAGCGTTTACTGACTCCCAGAAAATTCCTCGGCAGCTTGCACGGTGCGCTCGCTGACACCGCTCAAACTGCCGACCACCTCCTGTATCTTCTGCGTATCTTCCGGCGAGGGCGCAGCCTTGAACATGATCCAGTTTAGGTAGCGCCAGCTTTTGCTGTCCGGCTTGACTTCCAGCCCGACCTCCCGCACCTCTTCCACCCACTCCTTGGAATTGACGTTCGGGAAACCCTTGGGTACCGAGACCACTTCGGTCCCGTACAGGATCAGCACGTTCAGCACGTCGTGTGCGCTCTCGGTCTCGTAGGCCTTGACGCGCTGCAGGTAGTCCGGGTCGGCACCGTTCTCGATCACGCGCCCCAGGGTCTCCGAATACATCTCCGGCGGTTTGGGGCGCACGTGCTTGGCGATGGTCTTGACCAGCGCCAGCGACGGAGCCGCCTTTCCTTTCAGTACGACTCCGGTCGAGAGCGTGATCAGGTTATTTTCTTCCTTGGCAGCTTCCTTTGCCGTCGTTTTGACGGCTGCCTTCTCTTCGGTCATTGCTTCCTCGCTTTACTGATACTAGGCGGTCATCTTCAGGATGATGCCTGCGGTTCCATTGTCTGCCAGCCCGGCCGCAAAGGCCGTGTTGGCGGTCTTCGAACAGATTGCCAGGTCGGTCAGGTAGGTGTTGTCCACGGCCACGGCGCGCTTGCCGTTCGGCAGGGCGACCCATTCATTTCCGCCGGTGATGGTGCGCAGCACCACGGACTGTCCGCCCGCCTGGGCGATCAGATAACCTTCGGCATCCGAGATGAATGCGATCTTATAGATGCGGCTGTAGGTTCCGGGGGTGCGCCCTTCCTGCCAAGACTTGCCGCGGTTGGTCGTCAGCCACAGCTTGCCGGTTCCACCGGCGCCCTCGCCTACGAACCAGGTATCCTTGTCCCACATCCAGCAGGCGCCCAGATTGATGCCCACCGCCGGACCGGTCTCGGACTTCCAGGTGACTCCGCCGTTCTCGGTGTAGACCACCGCATTGGAGTTCCCGACTGCCAGCACGTTCTTGGTGTCCAGTGCGCTGACCGCGTTCAGGTTCTGGCTGGTCGCCACACCCGCGTCCTGCACCTCGACCTCGATGCGGTGGTTGCTGGTGAAATAGATGTACCCGCCATCTCCCACGATCCAGGTGTGTCGGGCGTCCACGCTGCTCATGGCGTTCGGACCATGGGCGACCACGAAGCCGGAGTCTGTCTGACCCCAGGCGTTCGTCCCATCGTACAGGTCCTCGATGTCGGTCCAGTGCAGTTCATTGCCGGTGTTCGAAGCGTAGACGATGTCCCCGCCGATCACCGCGCCGTCCGCTATGTCCTCGTTCGAGAACATGGTCGAGATGGTCTGGATATTCCAGGTCTCGCCGCTGTCCGCTGAATAGAGCAGGCTGGGCTGCGTGCCT